AGGGTCATGAGGTAATGAAGACGATGAATATTGAAAAACAGCGAAAGAAGCTATTAAAATTGATGGAGAAAGCCCAGAATGTTCTATCAAGAGAAGAATCTAAAGAAATCCTTAAAAAAGCGAAGAAGATAGGGAGGAAGATTGCCAATAAATCGGAAATCTAAGCTAGGGATAAACTGACCATGGCTAGTCCGTTACTTGAGTATTGGAACGGGCGAATTAAAGCCACTACTCAGGGTGGTGTGTCTATTGTTGGCGGCAGGCCAGTTGCAGCTAGCGGCACAGAATATATCATTAAATGCTATGTCAAAAGGATTCAATATACGGGAGTGACCAGCGGCTCAAAGCCCTTACCCCTTGAATCACAACTTGAAGGTCGCATGCTGCCTGGTGGCCGTGGCGATCAATTTTATTATCGCGGTTACGCCCTTCAGAAAGCCCCTCTAGGGGGCTCTAATTGGCTTGGGGACCTATCAGGCCTGACCTTTGCTGACATAACCTCACAGGAGCTTCTGCTGCTGCCTGGGAAGGAAGTAGAGTTCAAGTTCGGCAATGACCCAACAATGGTAGGGACAATTCAACGTTCTAGTGGTCAATTTGGTGGTGAGGGTATTGATGAAATTCTTTATCCTGCTCTTGGTGGTGTAGAAATTCAATTAATAGGAGCTGAACTGCAGAACTAATGCCTTACAAATTAAAGGTAACAGGTATTACAGAATCGCGAAGCCTTCTTGAGGAGATTAAGAAAGAGATCGATTCGACGATCAATCAATTGAGTAAAAAGAGTGTGTCCGTTACTATAGGAGCTATTCAATTAGATGCTAGTCTTGACAGCAAAGAGCTAGATGGTTTCCTAAAGAAACTTCCAAAGTTACTAAAGAAGGCACACAAAAGAGCAATAAACTCTTTGCTCGATGGGCTTAGGGATGCATTAAATAGCGCAATGGAAGATCCAGTCTGGAACTGGACGGACGGGATGAGAGATATTATTGACACCGGCAAATTAAAGGCAAGTTTGAATCTATATGCCGATTCTGATGGCGACATCCATATTCTCTATGGGCAAGAATATGCGGGTATTGTTCATTACGGAGGATATATCAATCCTTACGGTAACCCAAATGCAAAGCAGTATTATCCAGGTCGTCCATGGGTTGATTCAGTCTTGAATGGTGGAGGTCCAGTCGCTCAATATGATTTTAAATCAGAATACTTAACAGCTTTTACGATTGAATTGCAAAATTTATTTGGTTAGGCATACTAGCTCGCTTTATTGCGACTATGGCAAAATTACCTTTTGTTATTGCTCCTCGAATGAAGTCTCGCCTGGTCAGGCTGGGCAACGAGGAATTAGGCGTGATCGAGATTGAAAAGCGTGGATATCTAAGCGTTGCAGAAAAGTCTTTTGTTGATTCTGTAATGCAAGGGAGTGACGGCGTTAGTAATATGGTTAGACTTGCGAGTAAAGTAGCCCGCGAAAGAAAAATTTCGGTAGAGAAGGCTTATAACATTATTGTCGAAATTATTAGTGGCAAAACCTCTGACTCTGTTTCGACTAAAGTTGGCAATGACTATGGAGATGAGATTTCGGATATTCAGTCTCAAATGATTGACTCAATGCAGCGAAAATCTATCGCCTGCACTACGGTCTTAATTCAATCTAGGATCTATTCTGAATGGACAGTTGAAGACACAATGCAGCTTCAACCAGAACTGTTAGTCGAGTTTGCTAATCTTTATGACGAAGAGGAACGAAAGATTACAGATACTGAAGAGAAGAAAGATCCAGAGGACGAGGCTTCTGAAATTGTGGGAAAGTAAATTCTGGAGAATGGGGCAGAATCGTCCCATTCGATGAAATTTACTGGGATTTGAAAGAAGTTTTTGCGGGGGATTCTGAATTTTGCCTGCAAAATTATGCCAACCTACCTTATCTTTATGTTTTAGATGCCTTCGAGTATGCTGTTTCGCGTAGGCAAAAGTCCTTGCATGAGGCAGAAGCGCCAATAGCACTGCAAACCTCATTAATTGCTAATACAAATCGGGATCCGAAAAAGACGAAGAAACCTTACTCGATGGAGGATTTCTTCTTGTATCAACCTAAGACTGATCAGAATATCCCAAAGAGCGCATATGGATCTGCGGCTATGGAATTATTGAAGTCTGGGCTATTCCCTCGTTGGGCATATTTTGTATACAAAGACTTAAAGCAGTCTGCAGCAGGTAATCCTCCTCAACTATTAGGTTTTATGCATGAAAATGCAATCTTGTTAGCTCCGGTTGTCAAAGCAGACACGGTAAAATGCATGCTAATTTGTGAAGACAAAGTGCAAGACAAAACCATAGAAATGGAATCGCCGTGCGGGCAAAAGATAAAAGTGTTTATCCCCAAGTTGGATGGTCGTTATGCTGCAATTGAAAATATCGACCTAGAGATTAAGACCTAAGCTGAAAAGTTTCGCAGTCGTAAATGTCTCCAGAAACAGGGATGCCTTGCATTTCATTTTGTATCCATGCTCGAATCCTGTGCTCGCGTTCGATTGTGTAGCAATCTTGCCTCCTAAACCATTCAGTCCAGTTTTCGCTGCCTTTCGAATGATTACAACGCTTACAGGCAGGAATGCAGTTACTCGTTCTGTCTTCTCCTCCTTTTGCTCGGGGTTTTACGTGATCAAGGGTTAAGGATGCGTCATCGATTGGAGGTGTTCCACAATATGCGCAACAGTTAGACCAGGCTTCTTTGATCGATTTACGCCAAAGATGTTTTGCTTCTTTTCTTGTCATTGCCTCAAGATTGTAAAGGTAATCGTTAATCCGTTGACGGATTGGAAAGCCCTTTCTGATCATTGAGGGTTATTGCTGACCGAACCGCAAGGGGATGAGGCAAGTGGGCTTCTCATAAGCACTTTTGCGGCTGTCTACTCTATAGTTCCAGTGTTGGGCAGACTAGAACACAATTTTTTCTGTACTGATGGCACAAACTTTTGCCACTACACCACAGATTATTTATGATATCTTGGCGAACGATACAACCTTTTTGTCGTATATCGGTAACTATACTTTTTCCAACGGATCGGTAACTGATTCACTTGTAATTTTAACTCCAGGGCAAAAATTACCACAACTTAGCTCTCAAGAAGGACTAGAATGCATCATTCATGACACTGGCGATATTAGAAGAAAGGATTATGTTAATGATAATTCAGATTTTCTTACAATCTGGAAGGTGTTTTTAATCGTCTGGGATGACGCTACTGGTAGCGACCTAGACGCAGCAGCAAAGCGCATTATGCATCTGTTCTATGGAAGTACATCTATTGAGACATTAGCTGTATCTCAGGGCCTTGGAGCACGTGTGCAGTCGATGATTATGGTCCCAGAAGACGGCGGATTACACGCAGACGCGGTTAATATTTTGAATTCCTTACCGTAAGAGAATAAATAGTATTCCAGACCATTAGGAACACTACGTTAGTGGGGTGAATCCCCCATTTTTGCTTAGTTTTCAGCATTCTGGAAATTCACCCATGGCTAATTATTCTGCGGCCTTCGGATATAAGGTCTATCTTCTTCCGCTTGCATCCACCGAAGTGGATCTGGCTTTCACTGGTGTCACCGAAGCAACCGGTCTTTCTGCTGTTACTTCCTTCCTAGTAACCGACACGACTGCTCCTGGTGATGAATTGAACCTCTCTGCTGCTGACGCAACTGTTGCTTTCAGTACTACCACTGGCGCCTTTACGGTTGATTCCACCGCCTTCAACATGGACGGTTTGGACAAGCCCTTCAAGCTGTATGGCCTGACCAACGCTGCCCTGGAAACCGACACTTCCAGTGAAGACGTGATCACTTATGACCGCACCACTCGCGGTTATAACACCAACATTGCAACCACCAAGTCTTTCAGCATCTCCCTGGAAGGTGTTGCTGACTTTAAGGATGCCGGTTATCAGATGCTTCGCTTGGCTGAGGCTAACACTGTTAATAACAGCCTCCGTTGTAAGTTTGCTCGTGTTGGTCCTACCGGTACCAGCGAAACCATTTACGGCTACGCAACTATTGAAGGCTATTCCGAGTCGATTGAGGCTGGTTCCGTCGTGTCCTGGAGCGCCACTCTTAATGGCTACGGTCCTTATAATCTTGAGATTGACGCCAACTGATAACAGTCAAAAATCGCTGAAAGCCCCGCCCAGAGCGGGGTTTTTTCTTGGCAGACTATCTTAGTCTTGGCAGGGTCGATGGCGCAAAGTATTGAAGTTGAGATTTCAGCAAATTATAATGCAGATGATGTCAACCGAAAGCTTGCGAACACTGAAAGAAAGATCGAAGACCTTGCAGAGGCACTTGATTCTTTAGGACCAAAGTTAAAAGGTGAAGCGACCAAAAAAATCTTCATCCAAGTTGAAGGTCGCGACGCGACAAAAGGCACTCTGAAAGCAGTAGAAGACCAGTTCGGCGGACTGGAGACTGGCACAAGGAAACTTGCTAAATCTTTAAATAGCCTTAATGGAGTAGAGCGGAGTTTAAATGCTACCGAAGCTAGCAGTAGAGGTTATCAAAGACAGCAGCAATACATCGAAGCATTAAATAATGCCCTTAATAAGGCTCAAGGTATCGAACAAGGTTCTATTGCTCAAAAGCGTCAGTTATTAGCTGTTTTGCAGCGCCAGTCTGATGCTCTTCGTCAAGGAAGTGAAGAGCAACGTCGATACGCTAGAGAAGTTAAAAAACTAAGCAGAGAAATCTCGAATACCAATGGTCCTTTAAGTGCTTTTTTTAACGCACTAAATCGACTTGCTTCTATTCAAGCTGGCTTTACAGCTTTTGGTGCTATCTTAGGAAGCTTTAGTGGCTCAATTAATCAACTTATTAATCAACAAAAGCAGATTGAAGGTTTTGAATTAGCATTAAAAAACATTGGGTTATCTACAGCTGAAACAGGTCAAGCGTTTGCAGAAGCAGGCGCAATTGCCGATCGACTAGGTGCTCCAATTCAACAGGTAGAAAAATCATTCAAGCGAATGGTTCCAGCACTTCGAGCTGTTGGGGTTAATGCTAAAGACACTAGCGGATTTATCGAAGGCGTTGCTGCCAGGTCTCAAACGCTTGGATTAAACACTGAACAGTCTGGTCGTTATTTAGAAGCATTTGCACAAGTTTTATCAAAGGGCAAGTTACAAGCAGAAGAATTAAATCAGCAGATTTCTGAACTTGACGGCGCTTTCAGAACACAACTCGCTGACTCTTTAAATGTTACGACTAAAGAGCTAGAGGAGATGATTAAAAATGGCGAAGTTACCGCTAAGGTTTTCGTCAAAGCGTTTAAGGACATGGAGAATGGAGCTGAGGAGCTTGCAAAAAGGGTACAAGAAGGAAATATGACGGTTCAGCAATTGCAGAACCAAATTAGCAACTTACAGACTAGAAATTTAAGGGCAATTGGCAAAGCTTTAGAGCCTGCAATTAAAGCATTCTTTCAAATACAGCTTGCTGTAGAAAAGTTTATCAAAACTGTAGTCGAATCAGAGTTCGGCGGATTCCTGGCGGAAGTATTTAACAATACAGTGCTCGCTTTACGTGATGTTATTACCGGATTTTTAAATGCTGCAAAGGCTGTTGGTTTCTTCTTGGAGCCCTTATTTGCTGTACTAAAAGCTATTACTCCTCTTATAAGGATCATCGTACCACTTGCGGCTGGATTTTATACACTTAAGGCTGCAACTTTAGCATATGCTGCATCAGTGGCGTTTACAAATACAACATTAATACCTTTCATTGCCAAGTTAGCCGCGACAGTGTACCAGGCAATGTTAGCAAAGGCGGCCTTGATTAAATTGACTGCTGTAAACCTAGCTAGTAATATTGCTGGCTGGGTGACCGCGTCATTCGAATTCATTAAAACCCTTATTGCTACACGGGGAAGTTTAGCTGCAGCAAGTACAGAACTGAAGGTCTATACTGCATTGCAAGGTAAAGCATCGGCGGGTGCATTAGCAAGCGTTGCCAAGTTCGCTGCTGCTGCTGGAGTTATTGCCTATATAGCTGTGGCATTTAATGACTTTCAAGATGGTGCCAAGAAAGGTAGAGAGTCAGTTAAAGAACTGGAGGCTGGTATCAAAGAGATGGAAATGATTCTTGAAAAGAATGGAAATCAAACTAAGCGTAACATCGATCTTTTGACACAATTAAAAAATCTTATCCCCGGCCTTTCTCTTTTCTCTGGGATGGGCCAGAGCAAAGAGGTTCAAGACAGACTGATTAAACCATTGGAGCAGGGCGTGAAAACAACCAAGAGATTGATAAATGACTTTAAAGAAGAGTTTCCTGCTTTAGTTGGAGCTGGAGATGAAAGCCTTAAGAGCATGAGACAAAGTATCAAAATTACTACCGAACAAATGGAAGCGTTTTTAAAGAATGCTGATCAATTGCATGCAGATGCACTAGCTGAGGGTAATCATTATTTAGCTGTTACAATCACAGAAGTTGCCGTCGCGATTCATGAAGCTCTTGGGCCAATGAAGGAGGAGCTGGGTCTTATTGAAGAAGAAATCGACAAGAGAAAAAGTCTTAGAGAAGAAATCAAAAACGCCATTACATCTCTTGATGAGTACAACAACAAACGAAAAGAAGCAGAAGAATTTCAAGATAAAGCCGCTTTAGCATTAGAAATTAATCTACTGAAAGAATATGGCGATTCCGCTAAAGATGCAGCTGACAAGACCTTAGCGCTTTCCGCTGCAGAGGCTTTTAGGCATGAGGGCAATATAAAGCGGCTTAACGCTCAGTTGGAATTAATCAAGAAGAAAGATGCCGAAGAATTTGGTGGCGAAGAGGAAAAACAAAAGCTTATTGATCAAATTACAAAAGATATTTTAAGCGACCAGAAAAAGCAGATGGAAGCTGCTAAACAGTTTGCAGATACCATTACCGCTGAAGTCGAACGTGTATTTAAAGAAAGTAGTGATGCTTCACAAAATTACCTGGATATTGCGAATCAGGTCGCTAGCGCTGTCGATGGCGTCCGAAGCAGTATAACCTCTACTTTAGGTACTTTGAGATCCGCTTCAGACATTGTTTTTGACAATATGCTGCCTGGCGCGAGCCCACAACAACAGCTGGAAGTTGAAAGGGCTCGTGTTATGTTTGCGGCGAGAATGAATAACCTTGAACATAAAATCGCACAGATAAAACTGCAAACTTCCTTTAGGATGCAGCAAATTGAAACCCAGACCATGCAGGCTAGATTGCGAGGTGAAGCTCAGCTTGCAAGGACTAGAGGGGATGAAGCTGGTGCTCAAAATTTGGAGCGTAGTGCGAATGCTTTGACCGAAGTTTTAAAGTTAAACGAAATGAATTATAATATTGAGCGTCAGAACTTAGATTTACAAAAACGAATTAAAGACGAACAATTAGTCCAGCAGGCAATGTCCACAAAGATTGGAGGCCAGGAGATGCAATTGTTTAGCAATAACAGGAATAGAACTATAGCGATTGAAGAAACAAATGCAGCTCTTGGAACTCAAAGCTTAACTTTGGATGAGATCGAAAAGACTTTTAATGGCCTTAGCAGCCAAACAAACCAGCTCGAGTTGTTTGATCAGAAAGCATTGCAAAGCGGTCAAAATGCTTTAAATATGCAATTGGGATCATTCGAAGACATCAACGCTCGAGTTAAAGAGATGCAGACTAATTTCAGCAATGCTGTTGAAACTAACCAAGGACTATTTGCTGGCTTGGGGCAGACGATCGAAGCAATGAGTGGCCTCACTGCTCAAGGCAAAGCCTATAACCAAGAACTTGAAAAAGCTCTTGGTAACATTGGGCAGATAAAATCTTCAATTTCAAGTGGTACTGCAGCTCGTTGGATGGGCGGCCCCGTCGAAGGCGGTCAAACTTATCGAGTTAATGATGCTGGTTTAGGCCGTGAGGCATTTATGAACAAATTTGGCAATATCAGTATGCTGCCTGCGGGGTCTAATATTAACTGGACCGCCCCTAGTTCTGGTACAATCATTCCTGCTGGAATTGTCAAACAGCTGAGCAAAAATGCAGAATACAATACACGAATAGCTAATAGTAATGCTAAAACTGTCCCATCAAGGTCAACAGCGCTAGATCGGAATGTTGGTGCTAATTCTGGCAACCTAGTCAAGCAAATGACCGCTGCTTTAAGCGGTTCTGGCGGTAACCAACGCATCACAAACAACGTGACAATTCAAAGCCAGCAACCTGTCACAGATGCCTCGCAGATTATGACAAATGTAGCCCGCATGCGACTTCGTAATAGCCGGAGGATCTAGCAATGGCTGGCAGTATAACAATCAGTTATGGGTCTTATTCCGTCTCTTTTAGTGAATTTTCTGGCGAAGAATTGCCTAGCTCTACCTTAGGACAGGCTACTTTAGAGTTTAGTCAGGTTGGTGCTGGTTATGCACAAGGACCAGCAAGAACACAAAGAAAGATTTGGGCGATTGCGACATATGCGACTTCTGCACAGATTGCCACTTTAAATGACATTTTTAACGCATGGGATACTGCAAGATCTGTGTCTCTTAATATTGCAGTTGTCAATGTAACCGATAACTTATTGAGAGAGGCTACAGGAAACTCTTCAATTCCTACAATTACGACGACTGCGTTTTTTACCACACCGCCTTCCGTCTCATTAGTCGGAAGAAGCAACGAGCGCTTTTTGCTTAGTTTTGGATTGACGGAGGTGTAATATGTCGGTTGTTAATGTCTCTAATAAAATTAGAATCTATATCAATGAGGTTGATTATACCGATTCTCTTATTAGCGGAAACACTTCAGATGAATCGTCTTATTCAAGTAATATTGTTAAAACAACTGGTGAGATTACGCTGGGCAGCGGCCCTCAGTTAATTGATTATAATAAAACGCTATTTCCTGTTGGGGCGAGAGTTACTTTATATGCAACACTCGATAATGGCAGGTTGGCTAAACTGCCTAGAGGTCATCTTTATGTTTTAAACTCTTCTATTAACATTGAAGAAAGAACTACAACTTTGGAGGTTGGCTGTTCTCTAGCTTATCTTGACTCGAGAGAGGCTAGTTTTGAATCTTATGTTGAGTCTTTGTTTAATACCTTCATCTCATCTTACATTAAAGATTCTTTTACGATTGATGAATATAACCTTTCAACTTTACAAACTCTTTTGGAGATCGAAGGAAGGGTTATATACCAAGATCGCTGGGGGTGGATTC